CCTTTGAAGATTTGGTCAGCTGCCGAGTAGCTCGACACCTTCAACCAATCATCGTCCTGCTGCAAGTCACGGATAACGGCAGGATGCGCGACAAGCGCGTAGCCGTCCTTGATCTTGGGAGCGCGGTTGATGAACAACGAAGTCGCACCATCGAGCAAGTCGGTGGCGGTCATTGCGCTGTTAGCAACTGACGAGGTAGCCCAGGTCGTGCCGTTAGTGCCATTCTGAGCATAACGGGCATACGATTTGGTGGCTACGTTAGTACCAGTGCTGGTCGAGGAATCCTGCACCAACGCACGGTGACAGAGAGTGTCAGCGTGGAGGGCGGCATCTTCGCCAAGTTGTTTTGTGGCCTGCGCCAAGTGCGAGAACAATTCGGTTGCGAGAACAACATCCGTTAGGATGATCTTGCTTCCGTATTGGACAAGCGTGGCTTCCACTGAGGACAACGTGAGATCACGCTCGTCACCAGAGGAAGGAGTCGTTCCTTCAGACAATTCAGAGATCGCAGTGATGCTGGGATCGCCGAAGCGGAAGAACCGAATCGTTTTGTTTCCACCCGTTTTGGTCGGGTAGGGGGCTTTCATTGCGAATTGCTCCATTTGGAGCAATGGGATTGCACGTTCCAATAACGCCTTCGAGAAGTACGTCTGGAACTGTGCGCTGACTGAACCAGTAGTTACCATATAATTAAGTATCCTTGTTTGTTATGACTACTCAACCTCTGTCAACTTCGCTTGCCATTTTCATCAATTCACGTTCTTGCTCGTCAAGAGTCAGTTCGTGAAAAGCTTTAGTCTTGGCAGGACCTTTGGGTTGTCCAGACGCTGGAGTAGTCGCTTTTCTGAGTTGAGAAAGTTCTTTCTCATACTCTGCAACCTTTTTCGACAAATCGGAGGCGGACTCCGCTTGGAGCTTCACCTTTGCAATTCCAACCGCATCCTTGATCCCCGCTGGGTAGTTACGCAGGATTGCGTGGTTTTGCAACATTTCCGATACGGCTTTATACAATGTGCTGTTTGAATCTTTGAGTTCAGGATTTGCTTCTACTTCATCAAGCAAATTTTTATCCCAAGCAGACTTTAGTTCCGCTTGAGTCTTTTGCTCGACCTCTTTCCTTTCCTCAACTTCAATGTCACCAGCTTTTTGTTCGGCAAGTTTTGCAAGATCGTCACGGCCTTCATCACGGTAGCTCTTTGCTGCTTCCCTGTAATCTTCCGCGCTAAACTTGCGACTTCCCGACTTTGTCTCGCCTTGAGGAGTTTCTGAAGTCTTCCTTGCCCTTTCAGCCTCGATCTGCTCACGTTCTGCTTTGATTCTGGCTTTCTCTGCTCGGACATCTTCCCACTCCTTCTCAAGTCGTGACTTAGCCTTCTCGTAACGGGTAGGCTTCTTTTCGGAAGCCGACTCCGACTTGTCTTCTGAAGATTGCGTTGTTAAAGAACTTTTGGCTTCCTCGGATTTCTCCTTGGTCGCTGAAACCTCATCCGAGGCTTCTAGTTTTGTTTGTTCGGCTTTATCAGCAGGCGCGGGTGTCTGCTCGTTATCTCCGCTGGCCTTTTCTGTAGCTTCTGTTTCTACTTTGGCTTTTTCGTCTTCCTTGGGAGTAGGATTAAAATCCCGTCCTTCGTCAGCCGCTTGCGCCATCGCCAATACATCCGCTTCAGTTAGGTTGTTTGAATCCGCCATTTTGACCCTTTCTTACACTTTTCGGTAGGGAGTCATTCTACCTAAAGGTTAGTCGGCTACTGGTTCATCCGATCCATCCCCATAGCCTGGAATGGCGGAGTTAAGTTTTTGGGATGCGAGCGATTCTAAGGTCGCAACACACCCACGGAAACCTTTAGCACGTCCACAAGCGTCTGCAAGTTCCTCTGGTTTCTTCATTACCGCAGAGGCGTTTTGACGCAGGGTTAGGTTAAGCAAAATAAGACTAAGGCGTTTGCCAGTTGGGGTTGACAAGAATCCTGTCCACGCCTTCTCGTCCTCGTCCTCCCATTGCGGTTCGTTGACCCATTCTTGATCTCTGATGAACGCCAATGCTGCTTTTAGTTTTCTCATTTAATAACGTCCTCTGGGTTGGTTGTAAATAGAACATTGTAAACGTCTTGAGAATTGAATCGCTCTCCGTTGTTAAGCTTTGTTGGTTTCGGCAATCCAAGAACCCAGCACTCATAGCCAAGGCTGCTCATAATTTTGCGCATCTCCTCTTGATTTGTACCCATTTGGCTCAATCCAAAATCATTTATTTCAGCAATAACAACAGGCTTGCATCTCTGAAGTAGTTGTTTCATTCCAGATATAACAGAAACTTCCGCGCCTTCTGTATCTATCTTAATCAATCTTACGCTTGCGTCCTTTATGTAGTCATCCAAGGCAACGCAATACGCTGGCCTTACTTCTGGAGATTGCTTGCTTTTCACATTGAATGCGTGATTCCCGCAATCCCACAATGAGTGTCCTCCGTCATTATCTGTATTGTTGTAAAATTCCGTAGGACCAGACTTGTCGGCAACAGCCCAATTGTGAGGCAGTACATTCCTAATTTCATTCATATTCATGTGGGCCAACAAATGTGCGTAATTTGTTGGATTTAGCTCGAATGAAAGAACCTTGCCGCTATCACCAACTATCCTTGAAGCTACCAAGCTGAAGAATCCGATATGTGTTCCTACGTCTATAAATGTATCGCCTTCTTTTAGTATATGCTCAAACGCCAAGAATGTTTCTGGCTCATAAATTGAATTATTCTGAAAGTGATTAAGGATGTGCTTTTGGCTAAACTGAGATTCATCCAAAACCATTTTTAATGGTTTCTTAGTGTCTGCTTTTAGCAGACTAAACTCTACTTGAGTTATCAACCCGCCATCGGTGCTGGTGCTTGGCCTTGCATTGCTTCTGGAGGCAATTGTTGCCCCTGCTGTTGCATTTGAGCCTTACCTGCATCACGAAGCTGTTTCTGAATAGCGCGGGATGTATTGGGGTCAACCTGTTCCAAGGCTGCCAAGTGCTGTTGTAAGTGCGCCATTAGAACCTGCATTGCACTCTGATCGACCTGTTGCTGTCGCTGTTGAGCCGCTTGGTTAAACGCGAAGAGAACGGATATATGCGCTTTGTGATCATCGCTAGGCTTGATTGCGACTGGGAATCCAGTTGCAAGCATAGTCGCGATTTCAGTCGCTTGATCTTCAGCTTGATCGCCAGAGGCTGCGTTTGGATCTTGGAAGAGCCTGCGGACCAGCGAGGGATCGTCTTGTTCAAGCACTGACTTTACCAGTTCGCCTTGGTTGATGAAAGGATTATTTTGGAACATCTGCATTCGCGCCACAGATTTCTGCAACGCAAACTGACGGTTGATGAAATCCAATCCACCCTTTGGCTCAATCGAATACTCATCGTGGATACCTTCGGGTGGCATCGAACCAGTCTCTTCCGCATAGCGATACATCAAGTCTTTCTTGTTGTACTGCGTGTAAAGCGACCAGCACTGTTTGAAGAGATGGGCTAGACCCATTCGGAACATACGATTGCGTAAATCGCCAGAAGCTGCTGCCTGCGACTGCAACGCTTGAATCTCGGTGGCAGTCTTACGATCCGACACCTGGAACTGCGAACCAGCACCAAAGTCTGGATTGCCCATTCGCTGTTCGGAAAGCAGACGCTCTTCGAGCATCAGTTTCTGGAAGTCAAATGGAGGTTGACTAAACTGAACAGGCTTCAAGCCTTGTGGCAGAATCTGCCCAGGCTGCATCTTCAAGTTCGATGTGTTTAGCGAGATAGGGTTCTGTGCCTCGAAAACTGGGCGGTTGGCAAGCTCCACATAGTCAGAGAGACTATTTTTTAATTTATTGAGGAGGTTCTCATTCGGGAGGAGTATCTCGGCCACACCTCGTGGACTGTACCAACCGCCACCAGTAACTTCATAAGGGAAATCTACGAAAGGTGGTTCACCGTGACGATAGGGTAATGTGAAAGGTTTGCGTACATCTTCGGTTAAAACAAGCGGGCTATAAGTTTCGACCTTCCATCCATCCTCGGACGGGGTGTACATCTCCCAAAGGACAATACGGTCATTCTCAGCCTCTTGAGTAATTCCTTCACGCCTGTAAATCTCGTCTTGAATCTCACTTCGTAAGCCCACTGATTTGGAGGCTTTACCCGAAATTGTTTTGATAAAGTTCTCATCCTGCTTGTACAAGGGATTTGCCTTATAGGAATCGACACTCGTTGAGATGATGTGAACGATGAAATCTGCATCTTTGAACTCCTTGGTATAGGAAGGAACAATAATATGGAATGGATCAATTGCCTCGAAGTCAATGCGCTTCTTGTCCTCATTCCAGATTACCTTTGACACGCCACGTCCGTATAGAAGCAAGTTGTCAATTACGGAAACAATTTCTTTCTGGAAGTTGGTACGTTCACGCATCTGGTAATCAAACCAACGCTCGGCTGAGACTGTCAGCGGAGCTAACTGCTGGCGCATCGGTACGAAGCTGGAAAGGATGTCGTTGCCAATCGCGCTGTTGACGAAGCTAGGTTTTAACTTTTCAATCGCTGTGTCGATTAGCTGAACGTGGAGGTCGGCAGCTGTAGGCCAAGGCTTGACCTTGCGGCGTACACCAAAGTAGCGGGCTTGGTAAAACAACCGCTGGCGGTTCTCCCAGGTTTCGCGCTGGTTAAGAGCCTCGATGATTCTCGTATAATATTCTGTTCTTGCGGTATCTTTAGCGTTCATTTGTTATCCTTGTTAAATAAATCGGAAAGTTTTGAAATATAATTCATCTGTTCTTCTGTGGCATTTTGACCGCTAGTATCTCCAGTAAACAACCTTGCTGCTATGGTTGCTTTTCTGTCATCTTCACTTGCATTTTTGTATGTAGTATTATCGAGAGCTTTATTCTGTTCTTCCGTAAGATCGAAATTTGGTTTTTCTATTTGACCAGTACGAATCAATATTCTTGTTGCCTCATTTTTAATTACAGCATCTTTTTGCTGTTCGTTTAGATTCGAGTATGGGTTAAGAATAATTTTATTATCTTCAGCTGCCATACCAGTTACATTTCTATTCTTATCGAAATAATCCATTTCGCTTTGAAAAGGCTCTCTTAACAAATCGTAAGGGTTCATTTGTTGCGCTCCACTTTAAGTTCGTATGAAAGATCGTTTACCGCATTCAAGGCTTTCCTTGCCCACTCGCGTGTGCCAGGTGTGCCTCTGCGAATCTCGTTGTAGTTTTGGTCTTTCATTAACTCTTCAACTATTCCCGTTGTGTGGGTTACTGGTGTCGTTGTTGCGCAGCCACCAAGACTCACTACGCAGATCGCGCTCAATAGCCTCGCGATTCTTGCGCCAATCCTTTTCAAGGTTTTGTGTTCGCTTTTCTTTCCAACCTGGAATGATGCGGAACACGGCTGCGATGATCTCAAGGATTGCACGCAGCACAAATAAATTATTTAATATTCAGCCCGACTGTCTTGAGGAAGTTTACGATCTTTTCCAAGAACGTATCGTCCGCTGGGGTCGGTGTGAGTTTGACAATGATGCGAGCTGCAAGAACGATGCCACCAACAGCGGCTACGATCTCTTGCCAATTTGAAGTAATCCAATTCCAGATATTCATAGTGTTTATCCTCCTGGGTCAAATCCAGCCATGACGGGATCGTGGGATACCATCATTTCTTGAAGTGACTTCCAAGTTGGACGCTCTATCTGAAATGTCAAGTCAAGACCGACATTTGAGCTACTGAGGCACAAGGCCAGTGCGTCAGCCCTATCGGGTGAGGCTATGCCTCTGGCACGCATTGAGTCCTTGGACTCCACGCCAAGCTTGCCCTTGCTGTTAGTGATTGTACGCCTGCAAGTCAACTGCGCTGTTAGGTCCTCATCCTCTGGCAGTATGATCTCAGCATCCTCAATCTTCTTTGCCATCCCGTACCACATCTCAGCCGATCTGTTTGTATAGGCGTTGTTGTCGTAGGCCGTAGCCCCAAAGTTCACGCGATTGACTACCCAGCCAGACTCAGCCAAGGCATCGCACATAACCATGCCCATCCCGCTTGCGTCAGCGTAGATGTTGTTGGCTTCCAGCCCAGCCTTCTTAAACTCGACTATAAACCTGCCTACGGCTGCCATCGTGTCTTTCTCGCGCCAAGCAATCATAGGCAGGATCTTGTTGCCGTCACTTATGCAGATCACGTTCTGATCGCCACCTGCTGCAAAGTCCACGCCTGCTATGCGTACACTTGGCTTGAATCGGGGTGGCGTGTTGTAGCAGTTCTGTAGCTGGGTGAGGTTAATAACTAGGCTTTCCAGTCCTATGTCAACAAACTCTCCGTAGATCATAGATCGGGTCAGCGGGTGCTTCTCGCCATACCGCTGGACTACCTCATCAATCTGAGTCTGCGTTATGTGCGGGCAGTCAAATGCTGTGACGGCGTGCTTCTGCCACATATTGGCTTCCTTAGTAAACGCTCGATAGAACGCACCGCTAGTCCCGCCTGGGCTGGATGCGATTAGCAAGCGGGTTGGTTGACATCGGCTGATGGCCTCGAACAGCGGGTCGGCCACGGTCTTGGCTTCGTCCACTACCATCAGCAATGGATGGTATTCGTGGTCCTCGGCGTGCCAGCCTTCAGCACGTCCAGGGTCAGTCGCTGAGTAGCCTATAATGCGTGATGTGTTGCCGTTGGGGTGGAGGTAGCGGATCTCGCCAGATGTGACCTCCCAAGCACCACCAAGCTTGGCAATGTGATTGCGCAGGCTAGGCCAGAGTTGGCTTTCGACTTGGCGGAAAACGCCTGCCGTGGTTACGGCAATTGAGCGCGG